TTTTGCACGTCGCTTCGCACGCTTCGCTGGGTTCGCAACCCTCGCAGTATCGCTCGCCCCCGCCGAAGGACCACTCGGCGAGAGCGCGGAGACGTTTTTTTCCTGGTCCAGCAGCAGGCCTTTGGAAACGTAGGTCAGCTGGAAGGCCTCGAAGATCGGCCAGATGTCGAGAAGCGCGTCGACAGCGTCGGGGCTCGGATCGATATGGTTGCCATCCGCATCACCGATGCCCTCCCAAGTGAGAACTGCCCGGCGCGCCAGCGCCTTGGCAAAGGCAACGGCGCGTTCCTCGTCGGACGCCTCCTCGGGGACCGCCTCCACAGCGGTGTCGCTGCGCGTTGCAACCATCAGCGCAGTGGTCAGCGGGCGCATCTGCAGCCGGACGCCCGGCGCGAGATCATGCCAGTGCGGCGTGTTCGTTAGATCGAGCTTCAGCATCAGTAAATCTCCACATCATTCACGAGGGTGGCGGTGCACATCCGGCCAACCGTGCTGTCGCGCGCCGCCTGCCAGTCGAAAGTGGCCTGCACGCCCTGTGGTCCGGAGATCTCGATCCGGGGGCGCGGCAGATAGACGGCGTGCACGGTGAAGATGAAGCTCTCGCCAGATGGCAACACATAGGCGAATTCGAGCTCACAGGGATCGCCGTTGATGGCCTGTGTCACCAGCGTCTGATCGGCGAAGCGCACCTCTATGGAACCGGTCAGCGCCGCAATGGACGGGTCAGCGCCGTCGATGCGGCCGTCCGAGCGGATGGTTTCGATGCGGTCGAGATTGTTGGCGTAGGTGATGTCGGCGGAGACCACGTTGCCGAGGGCGGTGCCGTTGCGGGTAATCGCGCCGTTGAAATGGCCGAAGCGCTGCAATTCGAGCGCGGCAGGCGTGCCTGCGCTGGTCGTCGTGCCCACCGTCTCGCCCTGCGCCACCAGCCGTGCTGTTGCGGTCAATAGCCCTGAACGCTGCATCTGCCAGTTGATCTGGTCGAGCACACAGCCGGAATACATCGCAAAACGCGGGATCTCGGGCATGCCGGTCTCGATCGACATGCTGGGCAGCGTCCAGGCACCGGACTGAAACTCGTGTGTCCAGGGACCGGTGCCGGTCGTGGATGGATCGCCAAAAGCCGCCTTCAGCCAGAACCCGAACGCCTCGGCGTCAAGCGGCACCACGACATCGCCGTCCGCCGTCACCGCGTCCTTGATCGGTGCCAGCGGATCGCGGCCGTAGCCGAGCAGCTCCGAGTTCAGCAGCGGCTGCTCCGCGCCGAGCGATGTGCTGGCGAAGGGCATTTTCGTAAAACCGCCCACGGGGGGGGTTCCATAGGTCGTCTCGAACGCAAGCGCCATCTGCGCCCGCGCCCCTTGGGCTCGTGCCATGTTCTTCTCCTTGGATTGTCGGGATCAGGCCAGCGGGTCGGCCGTTGAATAATGAAGGACCACCGGAATAACGGCAGCCTTCAGGCTGGCAGCACCCTCGACCAGCAGATCGACCGGGCGCGGGGCTTCTGCCTCGACCCAGTCGCAAAGGCCGCCAAGCGTGCGGTCGGCAGTGATTGCTGCGCCGATGCTGGCGCAGAGGGTGTCAAAGGCGGCGTCACGCGCCGCGCCCTGCACGACAGCCTCGATCTCAGCCCGGTGTTGGTAGTGGTAGCGTAGGGGCGACAGCGTCACCTCGGGCTCGCCCGGTTCGCCATCGCGCAGGATCAGCAGACCAGAGGCGGGTACGCGCTCGGGCAGGACCTCACCGCGCAGGGCGATGGCGGGCAGCGCCTGCAGCAAGGTGTGCAGCGCGGTGAGGATGGTTTCGCGAGGGGTGGGCATGGGATACTACCATCAATCAATATCAAGGTTTGAATACAGAAAATCCGGTTGACCGAAGTTTTCCGCTATACCTCGCGGGCTGGTCCAGCCTGAGCCGTTCCCTCGACGACGGCACGCTCAGATTTCCAAACGTGATAGCCCATCTCGTGCCCGCTCAAGCTGATTGATGGCGACGGCGCTGGCGAACGGATTTACATAAAGCAGGTCGTGGCTTTCAACGCCCACGTCAAAGACGCAATCCTCGTTGGGGCGTGCAACGCAAAGCAGCACATAGCCTTCGAGCGATTGACGCTTGTTCAGCGCTGTGCCTTTCGGCTGACGGACAGACCCCGAAATCATTCGGGCTGCGCATGTGATGCAACCGCCGTATCGGCAGGCAATTGGCAAAACGTAGCCTGCTGCCTCGACCACGTCGATAATCGCTTCGTCCTCACCAACGTCAAAAGACAGACCGGCGCGATTACGGAATGTAACCTTATGTCGATGCATGCGACCTCCGTTCAAAACACCCCGGCCAAATCCAAGGCCGGGGTGCTGGTAGAATGCGGTGTCAGATCCAGATATCGGACGAACAGTCGCCACCGGGATAGCGCGTTTCATGTGCGCGGGCCGGTCCATGCGGTTCCTCGTTAAAATCAACAAGGAAATCTTCGCGGATCGTCATGCCGCCATTCTCAGTGTCGCAATCGACAATCAGCATGATCCCTCCCTTGTCTTTCATCGACGGATAGAACTGATTGTCCCAGGTCGAGAACAGCGAGGTGGTGACATAGAGCCGCCTGCCGTCCAGCGAAAGCTGGATCATCTGTGGCGCACCGTCGACGGTACGGCCGTTGACCTCTGGCGCCTTGCCAAGCAAGCCGCCGATCCACACTTGACCGGTCAGCTTCGGGTTCGCCGGATCGGACACGTCATATTGGCGCAAATCGCCGTGCAGCCAGTTCGAAAAGTAGAGATACTTGTCATCCATGGACACCAGGATATCGGTGATCAGGCTGGGCATCGGCACGGGGAATCCCTCGACATTCACCGTCGGCACGTCGATGATCTTGTTGATTTCGACTTTGCCATTGTCCTTGTGGTAGTGAAAAATGTTCGATGCCAGCGCGGCACCAACAAAGCCATGCGTGCTGTCCGGATTATGAAGAAACCGCGCTTCCAGCGGGATCATGCCTTCAGGCCCCAGATCAATGGACTGTTCAACCGTGCGGTTCTTGAAGTCCCAGAAATGGACGTGCTGGCCATATTTTCCACGGGCCACGTCCTCCAGATCAAATCCCGGCATGAAGGTATTGGGTGACGCCCACTCGGTCGAAATCATCATGTTATGGCGCGGCTGGTACCAGAAGTCATAATTGTATTTCATCTCGCCAAGATCTTTTTCCCAGCGGCCAAGAATGTTGAAGTCCTTGTCGAGATGCAGGAAACCGCCCGGTCCGTTGCCTTCAGCGTCGCCCAGCATCGACACGATGATATCTGCGCCGAGGCAATGCACCGTATGCGGGGCGGAAAGGTTGGTCTTCGCCTTGATTTCTTCTCCGTCGATCGTTTTGTAAAGTGTCGGTTTGCGCGGATCGGTCGCGGTATCGACGATGTAGAAATTCGTGGTGCGAACACCGGGAATGATCAGATATTTGCGTTCCATGCTGCCATCCGTGTTGCACGACGAACAGGCATTCCAGCCCATATGATGCAACTCGTCGCCGACGACGGGCATTTCGGTGCGATGGATCACCTCACCATAGGTCGGGCTGTCCTGGTCTACGTCGATAGTCGCCAGATAATCGGGCTTCTCGACGCCCGTTCCTGTATAGATGCAGATCGTATAGACGATCTTTTCGCGAGGCGCCTTGATGGCGTCCTGCGGCGAGGCATAACCAGGGCCCGCGCAGCAGCTTCCGTTTGAGTCAGACATGTCTTTCCTCCCTTTAGTGTTAACGCTGTGAGCCGACATTGCCCAAGCAGCCTGCCGTTTTACGCAAACATCGCCAATTCTTCCGCACCGGTAAAGCTCGCCGACCCTGCGACTAGGCCTTTTGCTTATCCAAGCGCCCGTCAGAGCCTCCGAGAAGCGGCACAATCTTGCTGCGAAAGACGGTCCAGCGTGTTTTTCAGCATGCCCGACAGACCTACCCTACCGCTTTTGTTCGGTTTCGCATAGCTCCGGCATCATGCACCTGACGGCGGTACCCGTAATCTTCGGATCCCGGCAATTTTGGCCCCGACCATGGTGTCGGTCACGGCAACCTCGGCCAGTTGGAACGTGATGGCACGAGCGTGGCACACGACGCGGGCCCCGATCTTGATCAGACGGGTTGCAAGCTAGTCAGCCAACTTATAGGGCAAGCCGATGCATTGCAGGAAGACCCCGAGATTGTAGGCCAACGCAGCAAAAACTATGCACTCTTTGACATTCTAGAAGTTGGAGTTGAGCCCATCGTCGAGAAATTAGACGCGGCAAGCGATCGGATTTGATCGGGGCGCTTTAATAGGCTTTTCCCTCCACCCAGTTCGCCACGATCAGCCTTGGCACACCGTCCACTGCGCGCTCCGCATCCCGCGCGAGATCCAGCCGCTTCGGCAATTTCACCTGCGGGACCAGTAGGAAGATCGGCACAGTGGTGCGCCCGCGACCAGTCTGTGAGCGGGAGGCCACGCCTTGGCCACGGCTGTTCAGGCGCCCCACTGCCACCAACAGGCTTGGACCATTACGCCGGTAAACAAACCGCAACCGCAGCCCGCGTCGCCGCTCCCATTCGCCGGGGGTGATCCGGCTGCCACGCGCTCCCTTGCCAGCAGCCGCCGTCGGGATTGCCAGCCAGAAGCCATTCTTGGATCGGATCAGTGGCCCGGTATCATGCGCGCCGATGATCACCGGTGCCTTTGACCAGACCAGCGCAGCAGCGTTCAGGCTTTCGCCCAACCTCGGAAAGTTCTGGCTCCGGATCGAATTGGCGAGCCGCCGCCCGAGGCCCGCGCCGATGATCTGACCACGCCATGCAGTTTTCAGCCCGGTTCCAGCCTCGCGCATGGCAGCGGTCACGGCTTTTTCGCCCGCGGCAACTTCTGCCGCCATCATCGCGACGATGTCGGGATCGATATCGAGCTTCAGCCTCATGCCGGTCGCAGATCCACGGTCCAGACTAACCGCTCGCGATCCCGCACCGGCTCGCCCTGAATGAGGAAGGCCTCACCGTCGATCTCGATCCGGTCGCCGGGGCGCGGATCTGGCACCTCTGCCGCGTGCAGGTCGATGCGGGTGGTTTCCGACCAG